GGCAGTGACGATCAGGACTCGGAACGTGTCGGTGTCGAAGTCGATGGCGCCGCGCGCCATGTCCTCGATCATCGAGAAGTAGATGAAGCTTGCCATGGTTGGTTCAGGCGGGCACGCCGAGGGCGCGCATCAAGACGTTGGTGGCAGCGGAGAGCAGGTGCTTGCCGATGACGTTGCGGACGTGCTCCGAGAGGTTGTTCGCGGTCGCCGCGACTACGTCGAGCTCCTTGGCCACGTCCTCGCCGGCCATGGCGCGGGCCTGCAGTTGGCCGGCGTCGAGCGTGACGCGGGCAACAAGGGCGACCTGCGCAGGGTCCTTCAGGCCCGCCTCGTCCTGGATGGCGCGCAGCGTGTCGGCGATCGTCACTTCGCACCCCCGACGCGGATGCGCCACGACTCGACGAGGTCGACGCGCCGCTGCTTCTGCTCGGCGGAGAGAGTCGGGTCGGCCTGCACGTAGGCGACGTGCGCCGGGCCGATCTGCTCGTAGGTGGAGAGGTCGGCCGGCGTGATGGTGCACGACGGCAGACACAGAAGGCCGAGAACGGCCGGCATGGCGATCTTCTTCATGGTGCTGCGAACCCTTGCGCGTTGACGTAGACAGAGCCGCCGCCGCTTGCGGTCAGCGTGACGACCTCGAGCAGCGTGTTGGCGGTGCCGACGAGAGGGACGTCGAAGTCGACGAGCACCGTCGGGAGGCCACCCGTCGGAACCTTGGTGCGCCAGATGACCGTGCCGGCTGCGCCGTCCCGGATGGCGACCTCCGTTGCGGTGGTCAGCGGGTCGGCCATAAGCTGCAGGCCGGTGATGTAGTTCCGCAGGCCGGCGCCGGCCGCGGTCTTGATCGTCACCGCGGTCGTGCTGTTGGTGATGCCACCGGCCGCCGCGGCGTAGCGCCACATCGATGTGCGGTCGGTGCCGTGCGTCGACACCGGGAGCGGCGTGGCGCCGGAGACGAACTGCGGGTTGCCCGCCGGGTTATAGAAGTGCTGAGTCATGCGGGCTTCCTCGTGATGTCGCGCAGTGCTTCGGTGAGCTCGCGGCGCGCAGTGTGGCTGTCCTCTCGCACGGCTTGCATCATCTGCAGCTGCGTCGTGCTGAACGTCTCGCCGAGCTTGTGCGTCATGGTCGTGCAGTCGCCGACGACCTTCTCGACGTGCTCGCGGTTGGCCTTCCGCTCGGCGTCGCTCGATGCCCTTTCGTCGCGCAGATGGCGCAGGAACACGAACAGGGCGACCAGCAGAAGGACAGCGGCGCCGCCGCCCGAGAGGTCCTTCCAGGGGAACTCGACGCCGTCGGCGACCGGCAACACCGAAGCGGCGGTGAACCCGACCGCTGAGAGGACGCCAAGGACGATGACTGTCGAGATGGTGGTCATGGTGGTCAAACCGGCCTTTCCTGGACGGTGACACTGCCCGAGACGGTGGTCGCGGTGGTCGAAGCGGCCTGGTAGCACAGCAACGCGCATGTGCCGTTGAACAGGCGGATGCCGGGGTCCATTGGCTGTAGCGGCCCGATGCCGACGTTCGCCACGACGGCCGAGTAGGTCGCGAGCTGGCGCGCGATCAGCAGCGAGACGGAGCCGGTGGCGAGCGAGGTGCCGAGCGTCAGCGTCTGGATCGAGCGAACGCCCTTGTCGCCGGCCGCGAGCTGGAACCACACGATCGTGCCAATGGTCGGCGTCGCCGGGATCTGCGCGCCGACGAGGTTCGCGAGCGTGGCGGTGCGGCTCCCGGTGCCGTCGCTGTTCGTGTAGGTGACGGTCGCGTTGTTGATGACGGCCGCGTTCGTGCTGGCCGCCGTGAACAGGAGGCCGATCATGCAGCCTTCGCCGTTCGTCGTGCCGTTGGCGTCGCGCGCCGGCAGCGTCGGGCTCGTGATCGACTGGCCCGTCGTGGTCGTGACCACCGCGCCGCTGTTGACCCACAGCACGTCGACCAGCGAGTAAAACTGGGCGACCGTCGCCGCGAGCTCGAACGAGGTCAGGAAGTTCCCGCCGGCCGCCGCGTTCGGGATGATGAGGCATCCCGCGTCGGTGCTGGTCGTGCCGTCGGTGACGCGGCCGTTCAGTCCCGGCGTGCCGGGAGCCCACGCGCCAGGGAAGCCAGAGTCCTTGGCGTGGCAGTAGAAGTAGCCGACGGTGTCGGCCGCGGTGCCGACCTTGAAGAAGCCGACGATGCGGCCGCTGTAAGCCCCGGCGTCGGTCGGCCCGACGCGATACCAGCCGCGCCCGTCTTCGTAGTGCAGTGCTTCACCCTGCAGCAGGATTACGCTTACCAGCGTGCGAGGCGAGCCGCTGGCCGAGTGGAAGACGGTGAATATGGCCTTCTCGGTTGTGTCGGCGTTGTAGAGCGAAGCCGACTTGATGATCCGCTGGGTGCTGGCGCCTGGCGCCGAGGCAACATCGTAGTCGCCGTTACTCCCGCCACTGCGGGCATTGGACTGGCCAGGCGTCGTCGCGCTCGACGTCATGTCGACGTAGCTGCAGCAGATCTCGAGCTGGCAGTCGTTGGCCAGCGAGCAGACCACCGAGTCGGCCGTGTCGTCGATGATGAGCATCAGAGCCCCAGGAAGTCGTGCCGGCGCACGATGAAGAGCTCGACACCACCGCCACCACCGCCACCACCCGCAGGCGCCCAGACCTTGACGGTGCCGTCGGCGTCAAGCGTCACCTCGCACTGCGAGAAGCCGCCAGTCGGCGACACGACGACGTTGTTCAGGTCGCGACGCAGCAGGACCGGGCGGTCCTCGGTCTGCACGACGACCGGCTTCGCGGTCGACCACGCCGGCAGTCCGGCGACCCGGCGCCGCGCCAGCATGGCCATCGTCGTCTCGTCAGAGGCCTGCGCGCGCGCCGCATCGGCCGCAGCTTGTGCGACGAGCGGCTGCACGGCTCAGACCTCCTCGAACCACAGCTGCGCGTTCCAGCCGGTGAGCGTGCTCGGCTCGGCGGCCCAGTGCAGCGAGAGGCCGCTCGTCGAGCTGGCCGGCAGGACGATCTGCTCCTTCTCCGGAAGCCACAGGTCGAAGCCGGCCGTGATGAGGAACGCCCACTCGCCGATGACGGTCTTGCCGCCAGCGCCCTCGCCGCTCGCGTTGACGCCTGCGGTTCCGGCGGCGCCGGTCGTGGCGCCGGTGATCGCAGACGCGGCATCGCTCGGGTCGACCGCTCGCGGCGTGACCGCCGTATTCAGCGTCGGGAAGGCCGAGACCTGCCGGGACAGGCGGACGCGCACCATGCCCGCCGTGGTCGTGCTCGACTGCGAGACGTGGGCACGGAACACGCGGAGCGATCGCGACGTGCCGGGGTTGATCCAGCAGAGCGTTCGGATCGCGCCGGATGCGACCGTGACTGCCTCGGCACCGACGACGTAGATGCGGCCCATCGTGCGATGCAGCGTTCGCTACTTCGCCCTTCTGCGCAGTGGCCTACGGGGTGAAAACTCAGACAGTCTGCTTCCTCGACGGCGACAGGCCGAACTGCCCGATCTGCTGCACGTCGACCACGAACGTCGTCGTGCCGCTCGGCGTGTAGCCGTCGGTGACCTGCTCGGCCGCTGTGTAGGTGACCCACTTGTCGCGTAGCGTCGGCGTGCCGCTTCCCGGCGTCGCCTGGATGGTCTTCGTGCGGACGACCGAAGAGCCCGTCGGGTCGTAGATCGAGAACAGGTAGCCCTCGCTCGGCTCGTCCATCGGGTGCGGCGGCTGCGTGCCGACCTCCTGCACGTCGCGGCACCAGTGGGCGACGACGGTGAGCGTGGCGTTGAACGGCGAAGAACCGATCGACTTCGACACGGCGCGCACCGGGAGCGGCCGCGCGTTGTGCCACTTCGCCGAGACGCCGATCGGATCGACGTCGTCCAGCGACAGGCCCGGCGGCACCAGCTTGTAGACGAGCGCCGTTGGCTGGATCGTGCCGGGGAAGACGCGGCGCCACAGGCCTGGAGCCGGTGCGCCGGTGCTGGTGGTCAGCTGCACGACCACGCTTCCCGGGCCCCACGCGCGCGGCGTCGTGCCGCGAAGGCCTCGGAGCATGGTGCGGAACCGGAACCGGCCCGGAGTGCCGTCGGTGTCGACGAACACCGCGGCGGCGATCTCGAATGCGTCCTTGTCGTCCGGGTCGACGATCGCGAACCAGTTGGCTCCGCGCCCGGCCTCGGCGGCTGTGACGGACTCGATCGTCACGCTCTCGTCGGTGAACTGGACCTCCGAGTTCGTGCCCTGGTCCCGCACGGCGACCGTCGTAGAGCCGTATGCCTCGCTGGTCGCGAAGTTTTCCCAGGTGGTCAGGTAGGTGCGCCCAATCACGGAACGCTCGTTGACCGTGCCGACCTGCGTGTAGGTCGTGCCGTCCGGAGACTCGTAGACGACCGCGCCGGCCCAGTCCTCCAGGCTGGTCGTGTCCAGCGCGAAGGCCAGCGACGGCAGCAGCGCGTCCTCGTCCTTCCACGCGGGGATGTCGAGGATGTGCGCCTCGTTGATGGCGCCGGCCGTGACCAGTGCCGGCGGTTCCGAGCCTGCCGCGCTCTGCACCGGGCTCGCGACGGTCGACAGGTCGATCTCTTCGCGCACGGCGGTAACAGCCACGCGGAAGTCGCTGCCGATGTCGCGCTGGATGATGCGCGCCGAGACGACTTGCCCCTCGTCGTCGGTGAACGTCACCACGTCGCTCTCGAGCAAGTGCAGGTAGTTCGCCGGCAGCACGAGCCGGTAGGTGCGCGAGTTGATGTGGGCCCGGCGCAGAGTCGTCGTCGCGAGGTTTCGCGCGTCCTTGCGCGTCAGCACGACGTTCGACAAGTCGAACTCTGCGTCGTTCTCCCACTCGAAGCCGAACGGGTTGCGCAGGCCGAAGTGCTGGAATCCGTCGGCGAACTGGTTGTCGGGGTCCTGGTGCCGGATGCCCATCGACGTCGGCAGGTCCTCGGGCGCCGCGTCCTCGACGTTGACCTTCTCGTCGGTCGCCGGCTCGCCGTCGAGGCGGCAGCCGAGGTGCGAGATGGGGCCGTTCAGGATCTCGACGACCTCGCTGTTGCCGATGTCGAACACAGCGATCGCGCCGTCGCGCTCCTGCGTGATGAGCTGGCCGGCGACGAGCACCGGCTGGATCGCCGTCGCAAGCGCCGCGTTGCCGCGGAAGTAGGCGCCGAGGAACGGGCGGTTGTCGATGCCTTCGACGTCGATCGCGTCGTCGGGGATACCGCCGCGCTCGCGCAGGATGGTGCGCACCGCCTCGCCCCACGTCATCGCGGAGTCGGGGTCGATGATTGCTTCCATCGCGAACGGCAGCGCGTTGCCGAAGTCGTTCGCGAAGAAGTCGTCGAGGCCTTGGTACGCGACGCCACGGTAGGCCGAGACGTTGCCGGTTCCACGCTTCAGGACGATCAGCGCGTCCTCGCCCTGCGTCTCGGTGCCGCTGTGGTAGTAGAGCGAAGGGTCGAAGGTTGGTGGGAATAACGGCGCAGCGAACGGCCTTGGGTTGGGGATCCGTATGCGCCCCGGACTTGTCGGCGGGGAGATGAACTGGACAGAGCCGTTCAGGTATTGCGCGCTAAGGCTCACGTCGTCGGCGCCGAGAGCTCTCCAAACGGTGCCGTTGTGCTGCGGCAGCGGGAAATTCTCGAACAGCAGCGCCTGATTGAGTGCCTCGCCGAACAGCGTGTCGGGCCGAAGATGCGAAGCAGAGACAAAACGCCACCTTGTGTTGGACAAGACGCCACCCCCGGTCGGTGGGTTGAGCGAGGTGGGGACGTCCTCGACGAACATGACGTCGTCGACGCGCGTGATCGAGGCTGGCGAGAACGGGGTTCCGGCCGTGGCTGCGATGCCGACGACAAGCTGACCCTGGTATGGCGTCAGCTCAATAGAGCTTGGGTCGACCGTGTGCGGAGTCACGGCAGCGACCTTCCAGTAGCTGTTGATGTCGGCCCCGCCGGTCATGATGAAGCCGGATAGGATGACGGCATCCCCGACTGCGTGCTTCGATGCGAAGTCGGGGTCGCTGGTCGACTCTGCCGTCAGCACGAGGCGAGGCCCGACCACCGAAACCGTCATGCGGTCCGACTCGGTCGAAACGAGGTTGCGGCTGTTGAACAGCAGCATCGTGTTGTTGCCGCGAAGCTGCACAAGCTGCCGCGTCATTCGGTCGTTCAGAGCGATCAGCGCATCGAAGTAGGTCCGGCGCTGCTGGACGCCAGTGCCTCGCTTCGACGAGGAGGCCGCCTCCTCGAGTGCCTTCAGGTCTTGCCAGAGCGTGTGCGTCGGCACGCGGATCCGGCGCCCGATGGCCCAGACGCGCGGGGCCCCTGGCTCGTTCGCGTCAGCCGGGACGCCGAGCAGTCGCTCGGGCCGAACCTTTCCTCGCCCTTTGCCCTGAAGCGCCGGCACGGTGACGAACTGGTCGAACACCGCTGCCGCCACGATGGCGACAAAACCGACGACGGGGTTGGCCGCGAATAAGCCTGCACCCGCCGCGATGGATACGCCTGCACTTGCCATGCTATTCGATCTCCCTGATGCGCCAGAACGCGACGACCGGCTCGACCTGCACGCACTCGATGACGCGACGGTTGCGTCCCCACGCGTGCACGACGACCGGCTGGCCGCAGCCGTTCACGCCGACCGGAACGACGACGTGCCGCGCCTGCCGGCCTACCCGAACCTGCCAGATGTGAGCATCTGCAGGATCCAGCACGCGATCGCAGTAGGTGGCAAGCCCGTCAGCGAGGTCTGACTCGCCGGGAAGAACACCGTAGCCGCGGGTGGCAGGGAGCGAGAGGCCGCACGCCGTCGCCGCCGCCCACGGGACGCCGACGCAGTCGAGGCCTTTGCCGATCGCTCGGCCTTGGTGGACAACCGGCGTGCCGATGCAGGACCGGACCGCCGCCAGGAACTGTGTGCGCGCAATCACCTCTCCCCCGGTTGCTCGATGACCTGTGCTGCGCTCGGTGCTTCGTGGTCGCCGCCGAAGTTCAGCTGGTTCGCGAACTTGTTCTTGCACGTCGTGAAGAGCCCGTCGCACCCGACGCGGATGACGCCGCGGTCGCCGACCTGGATCGGATAGACCGTCGGCAGCAGCAGCTCGAAGCGGTAGGCCGCGTCCTGGGAGCGGGCGATTGGGGAGACATGCCCCGCGTTGTCGCCGGTGACCCAGTGAATCTCGCCGTCGCGATACCAGTCGTCGCCAAATCCGATCGTGACGTCGTCGTCGTTTATGATGAACTCGCGTCGGTTGTCGATGACTGTTTGGACGTTCGGTCCGCGGCCGATGTGGTAGGCGCACGAAACCGGCAGCACCGACCACTGCCCGTCAACGAACAGCGTCGTCGAGTTGTTGCCCAGGATGGCAAGCTCCTGGCCGCTGCCGACGCCACCGGCGCGCATGAGCACGCGGTAGCCCGCCCACTGGTCCGGGGTCCAGGACTTCGACGAGTCGGTCAGCGACAACGCGTTCGGCGCCGTGGCGGTGCCGATCTCGCTGGCGGCCATCTGCGTCCATGCGCTGATATCCTTGCGGCAGAACTGGCCACCCAGCTTGTATTGGCAGGTCGTGGTCCAGGTGCCGCCGAACCGGCCGGCGGCCTGCCGCTGCAGCTGCTGCGAGCGGCCCTGCAGCGTCGCGGTGAAGCTGCTGCCGCGGCGCACGATCTTGCGTATCCATCGCCGGTGCCGCGCGAACACCACCCAGGGCTTCTGCCAGTCGGTGACGACTTGGTAGACCGTCGCGCCGAGGTAGGCGCCGCCGTTGAGGTCGGGGATCGTGACGGTCGTGCCGTCGATGTGCCCGCGCGCTTCCTGGTCGCCGGTGCGGAGAGCCGCCTCGCGCCGGTCGGCCGAGAGCTCGCCCATGATGACCGGCACGTAGACGCGCCCCTCGAACGTCAGCGCGCGATCGTGGTCGGTGAACGTCAGCTCCACGCCGTCCTTCCGCACGATGCGGATCAGATGGCAGAGCTTCTTCGTGCGCGTGTAGCGCAGATGGCTTAGAGCGCCTGATCCTGGTCTGCTGGTCAAAATGATGGCTCCGGACCGTCGATGGTCCCGGCAACGACCTTCGTGACGATGACTGTCGAGAGGTAGCGGATGGCCGCGCCTGCCGCGCCGCCCTGCGCCGCCGTAAGGGCGGTGCCCAACGATCCACCAGGAGATCCAGGTTGCCCGGGGGCGCCGCCGTTGCCTCCGCTGTTGTGGCCAGACAAGACCCCTCCGAGGCCGCCGAGCCCGATCGAGCCGCCCTGGCCGTTGCCGGCCGCCAGCTGGCCCGACCCGCCGAGGCCGAAGCCGCCAAGGCCAGGCTCCGATGCGAGGTAGCCAGCGCCGCCGCCGCCACCGCAGCCAGGCACAGCGACGAACGTGCCGCCGCCGCCACCGCCGCCGCCCCCCTGGATGAAGCCGCGGTTGACCAGCGTGAGGTTGTTCGAGGTCTGCAGTGCGGTGCCGCCTACCTGACCCGCCTCGTTGAAGGCGTTTGGCGGGACGAGGCCGCCACGGCCACCACGGCCACCACGGCCGCAGATGCGGGCGCCGGTCTCCAGCAGCAGCTTGATCGTCGTCCCCGCCGGCCAGACTCCCGTATCGAACGCGGGAACGGCGGTCGACGTGCTGCCGATGACGTGGCCAGCCGCGATCGTGCAGGTCACGGCGTAGGGCACGTCGTCGAACGCGCCGGCCGACCGCGCATACTCGCGCAAGTTGACGTTGTTCTGCGAGGTCAACCGGAGGTTCACCACCTCCCGGTCAGACAGGGCGGCGCCGACCGTCGCGGTGCCACTGCGCACGTAGACCTGCCAGAGGCCTTCGACGGTCAGCACCGGAAGATGCAGGTCGGCGACCTGCCCCGGCGTCAGCGTCGCGAACGTCGTCCCCAGGATGCCGAGGATGGTCAGGTTCGCCGTCCCGGCGTTCACGATGCGGAAGATGTCGGCGCCGGTGCGCAGGAACAGGGCGAGAGGCAGGACGGCGAACGTGGCGGACGACGGGCGCACGACATGCAGCCGCTTGCCCCCCGGGCCCCACGGCAGGCCGATGGTGTAGACCGGCCCCGCCGTCGAGACGTCGACCGAGCCGCCGAACCATGCGTCGCCGGTGAGGCTCACGAGGTCATCACCCAGGTCGATGTGCTGCCGCTGCGCACGAGGTTGATCCTGCGCGCGCTGCCGGCGCTGATGGCGGTGCCGAGCGCGTTGCCGGCGTCGTCGCGGACCTGCACGGTGCCCGCCGACCCGGTCGCGTTGTTGATGACGAAGACGTCGATGCCGCTGCCCATCTCGCCCGGCACCGGCAGGAACGCGTTGATCGCGGCGCCCGGCACGATGTTGATGAGCCTGCCGTCGGCGTAGCTGATCGTGACGTCCTGCGACGTCGTGACGCTGAAGCAACCGCCGGGGTCGACGCGCTCAGGCTGCTCGACCTCGTTCAGCACTTCCTGCAGGTCGAGAAGCGGCAGGCTCCAGTTCTGGAACGCGTCGGCCTGCAGCCGGGCCCATCGGTCGAAGTCGAGCGAGAACCGCACCGGCACCGAGAACTGGTAGCCGGCGGTGACGATCTGGCCGAGCGTCGGCGCCGAGGCCAGCGTGACGACGCCAGCGCTGTTGACCGTGAACGACGTCGTCGGCGTGCCCGCGACTGCGACCAGCACCGACCCGCTCACCGGCAGCGTGATCGTGCGGGTGTATTCGCTCGGCCCGCTGGCGCCGTAGCGCTTCACCAGCTGGAACTGCGTTCTCGTTCCGTCGCCGGTGCCGAGCACCTGGTCGAGCGCAGCTGGCGCCGTCTCGCCGTCGGAGTTGCTGGTGTAGTCGGCGAAGTCGGTGACCTTGAACGAGTGCAGCGCGCCGCGGCGTTCCAGCGCGAACGACTTCAGCTCTTTCGCCTCGGCCGGCGTCTGCAGCGCCTTGACCAGCGAGAGCCGGTGCACGGCCTGCGCCTGACGCGCGACGCGGACCTCGTGCCCGCTCGCGGTCGTCTGGATGATGGTCGCGAAGCCGGGGCCGCTCTGGCTGGCATACTGGATGCCGCTCGGGAGGGTGACGTCGTGGAATGCCATGCGCTATCCGATGTCGATGTTGGAGCCGGGGCCGGGCGACCCGCCGTTCTGTGCTGCCTGCGCACCGGTGATGCCCTTGACCACGGCACCGAAGATGCCGCCGACCCCTTGCTGGAAGCCCTGGCGCGCGAGCGACTGGAACACCGAGGCCAGCGCGCCGCGCAGCGTGTTGGCGCCGCTGATGGCGTCGAACAGGGCGCCGCCGATGGCTTGCCCGAACTGTTCGCCGGCTGCGGCCGCGCGCTCCAGGCGCTGCGCCTGCTCTTCCAGCATCGCGTTGTAGCGGGCGATGCTCTGCTCGTTTCGCGCTTGCTCCTCGGCGTTGAACGGCGTGCCGAGACCAGGAAGACCGCCGCCGATGCCGCGACCGAATCCTCCGAAGCCTGGGCGCCCGACTAGGCTTCTCGCGAGCGAGTCTTCGATGCTGGCGGCGTCGCTCGGGATGACCGAGGAAGAGGGGAACATCGACCCTCGGGACGGAGCCGGGCTGCTGAACGCTCGGCGGAGCACCTCGGTAGCCTCGACCGAGTTGATGGGCAGGTTGCCGAGGTCGCTGGAGCTCGGGAACGCGAACTGGCCTTGGCTGCCGGCGATCTCGACCGGGCGATTGAACGCGCCCTCGCGCAGATACTGGCGCGCCTGCACGTTGCCCGCGCTGGCCAGAACGCGCGCGAGGTCGACGTTGCCGATCCCGGTGATGCGCGAGAGGTCTTGGAAGTTCGGCGCCGCCGCTCCACCCTGCAGGCCCGCGATGGCCTGCTCGATTGCGCGCTGGCGCGCCTGCGTCTCGGTGGTCGGGTCGTAGTTGCCGAGGATGCGCTTCGCGGCGGATTCTAGGCCCGCCTTCTG